ATCATCTTTAAAGGATACTGAATCTAAAATAATTGGAATATCTCTTTTTTCCCCAATAGAATCTACTAGATCTACTGTCAATGTAAATGCTGGTTGGAAGTATGGTAAAATTTGCTCAACAATCTGTAAAGCATCATCATTTAATTTTGTCAAAATATTTAATTCAAATCCAATGTTATATGGGACCGGCATAAAAACCTTCTTTAGGTTTGTACCATCTGATGCTTTAAAAGTTTGAGTAACTCCTACTTTTCTTGTTGAATCATATTTGATAGATGTCATTTCAAAAGACATTCTTGGTAATGTAATTGCAACTGGTTTGTTTAAATCTGGTTGTTGCTCAATTCTTGCCAAAAACTTTTGCATTGGTCCGTATGCCAATGGAACTCTCATTTCATCGTAAGGATCACCATCCTTATCTTTATGCTTAATGTATATCTCATTAAATACTGTTCCGAATGAAATAATTGTTTTTCTAATTATCTGATGATAATAGTAAGTTCCTAACATTAATAATTACCGAATGGGTTTGATTCTGAAAAATCAATGATGAGATCTGCCTCTGCTTCAATCTCATCATTTTGTTCATATTTATCTTGAAACTCTCCTTGAGATACATTTCTGACACTAAATCTGGCAGATGATGCAGATCCTACAATAATGTCTCCAGGAACAAAATCTCCATCAGTTGTTCCAACTTTAAGAATATTTTGAACTTGATTCCAAGTTTTAACTCTTGCAGTTGCCCCAGAAATTGATCCAGTAACAATTTCATTAGAAGAAAATGTTCCTATTCCAGTAATAATTGGGGGCGGGGATATTGTTACTACTGGATTCATAGTATATCCAATTCCCGCATCAGAAATTAATATTCTTGTTATGCTACCTGAAGCACTTATAGATGCAATTCCTCGCGCAGTAACCGCTAATCCTGCAGAAGGAGTGCTGAAAGTAACATTTGGTGCTACTGGATATCCACTTCCAAAAGTTTGTATTCCCACAATAGATGTACCATAATAATTAGTTACAATTTCGCAAATTGCTGAAGCTCCTGCACCATTTCCTCCAGTAATTGTAACCGTAGGAGTTACTGTATACCCAGCGCCAGGATTTGTTAATAAGATACTCTGTACTGAATATACTCCACCCTTTTGTGTTGTAATTGCTACAGCAGTTGCATTCATACCTCCTGAAGGTGCTGATGAAATTGCAACATTTGGTGTAGACGTATAATCATGTCCATCATTATTTAAAATAACTCTCCTGACATATCCAGATACAGTAGTTGCAGTTCCTGTAGCAGTTTGCCCAAATGAGAATAATTCGAGAGAAGTCATATAACCTTGATTTACTAGCGTACTATCAATCTCATCCACTGTTGTATTGTCATTATTCCAACCACCAAGTTCATCTTCATATTCAAACAGTTCACATTTTAATTCATAAACATAAGTTTTACCTAATTGATAAAATGGTTGCTCATGTTCAACAAATTTAATTTCGAATAATCTTCTTCCTAGAGGGAAATAAACAATGTCACCTTCTCTTGGTCGAGAAGATAATACAATTTCATCATCATTCATTGTTTCTAAAAATGGTGAAATAAAATCTTCAAATCTTTCTTTTGAAATAATTAAGGTAAGTTCATCCTTTAAGTTCATCCCAAATTTTGTTAAAATATCTCCAGATCCACTATATCCCTCATAGTTTTGTACATAAGCTTCGAGTGCAAAATTATCATCAAATTTTGATGATGTTACTTCTCTTATAATTGTTTCTTTTCTTACAAATTTTCTTGGAATATATGTAACTTCAACTCCATATATCCTCAATTGCTCATTTATGAGTTCTTGAATTAATCTTTGTTCATTTGCTGAACCTTGTAGAAAAAAAGGATTAAGTGCCATAATTAACCAATAAAATCATAAGGTGGAAGTTCATACTCCTGTACCATTCTTTGCTTAATATCTTCTAATTCTCGTTCAGCATCTTCATATAGTTCTCTACCATTTAACTCAATTCCGCCAGGAAGTTTAACACCTCTAAATTTAATTAAATTCTGACCCCATTGTTTTTTAATTAATGCGGTAAGATATTTTTTAATAAAACTATCATTATATACATTAGTAAATGTATTTGGGTCAAGTATTCTATAACAATCAATAACAATATATTTGTCTGCAGATTGTGACGCCCAATCAAGATCCAGATACAATCTATTTTGTCTTTTGTTAAATCTAAGTTGTTTATCTGTAGTCAGTAAAAAATCAATATCTTCGAGATATGATTTAACCATAGCATACTGTAACAGTTCAACAGAGTTAAAATAATATAAATCATTTAAGAATAATTGATATTTGATACTAAACATTCCACCAGAAATGGAACTAGTATCAAATTTAAAAACCTTTTCAATACCTATAACTGAATCTGGTACTTGAATGTAGTTTGAAGTTTCGTAAAAGTTATAGGATACAGTTCCTATGCCAGTAATATTCGACGTTGCTGTAGTTGTAGTTACACCAACTCCATTAGTGTTTCTACCTCTACCTCTATCAAGATCTGCTTGAGTAATTTTATATTTCAGATACATTCTTTCGACACCATCAAAGTGCCTTTCCTGGAAGTACTGAAGGGCATCATCGACTAAATCATCAATCTGGTCGTCATCAACGTTAATCTCCAATACAGGAGCACCTAAGCGTCTTAGACAGTAATCTATAAGTTGTTGTCTACTTGCTGGTTTTGCCATTAGTATTCTCCCCCATCTATTATGCTTGACCAGGTAGTAATTCCAACATTATCTGTTGTAAGTATATAGTTGGTATAATCGATTGCATTACTGGTCGAACCAGTAGAAACCATTAATCCATTAGAATTAAAATATGCAACTCCTCCAGTATTATATGTTCCATAATAAAAGGAAGCAATTGTTGCAATTCCAGTTATATTTGAGTTTCTGGCAGTAAATTCGTCAAATTTTAGATCATCTCTTACATAAAGATCACCACCAATATAAACGTCATTAATAAAAGTTGCTATACCAACAAATGTTGATATTCCACTAACATTTAATTGTGTAACTGATGCTATTCCACCGACTACATTTTCTGCAATATTGGAAGTTTCTGAAAATGCAGATCCACCAGAAAGACTCGAAAGTACTTTAATTACATTTTGTTGGCCAACTCTTACTTTTATGTCGGACATTATCGAGTAACTCCCTCCCTCACAAGAATCATACCTTCAATTACTCTATTTTTAATGTTATAATTATCAGTAATTATTACATCATATACATATCTTCCTGGTTTTAAATTTTGAGTTTGTTCGGAGTCTAGTGTTAAATATATTTGGCCACGAGATGGTGGGTCAGTTATAGTAGTGCCAAAACTTACAGAAGTTGAACTACCAGACCACTTTCTAAATTGTGCAGTAATTTGGTATCCAGTTAAATTTAATGGAAACTCTCCAGCAGAAGACTCTAAATTAAAAGATTGTGAAAAATCGGCACCAGAATTTATTACTAGATTAGTGACATATACTGCTGACATTTAACCAATTTCAACATCTACTTATTATTTATATCTACAGAGAAGCGAGAGTAGATACTACTTCCTGTTGTTTTAAATATAATTTGCAATATAATTTTGCAAATTCCTTTAATTCATCCACAGTTAACTGATCTATTACTCTAGCATGTTTTTCATATTCAAATAATTTATCAATACTTTCTAAATCAATACTATTTGGGTCCATTTAATAACTCCTTAAGAAGAGATTTAATTTCGTCAATATCTTTTCTCATTTCATTCATTTCTCTTTTTTGAGAATCTCTATTATTTAATGAATTTACATATTGATTATATGCGACAGAATCACAATTTATAATCGCACCTGATCCTTCATCTCTATAAAGATTTGGATGTCCCTCTACTCTTATCATCGGATTGCAATTGCCCTAAGTTCTTTGATTCTTACTGGATATGCCTGATTTGTTCCAGACATTACAATTTTAATTGCATATCCAGTGAATAAATCTAAATTATCTGCAGTAAATTGATATTCTAAAAATTCATTATTCAAACTTGGTCTTACAAATAAATCTGAAAGTCCATCATTTTTTGCTGGATCAATAATGGAATATTGATTTGTATCAGTATACTTTAGATTATTATATCCTGGGAATAATTCAAATGCCTGAGGAACTTGACTAGAATCAGATCTAATTAAACTATATAGAACTCTAAAATCGGAAGAAGAATGTCTATATGCAGATAAAATAACTTTTAATGATGATGCAGGTTGAGATAGTGATACAATTCTAGAAACATATGATGCTGCATGGGGATCATTTGTTATTGAATTTACTCTAGAATCTACTACATAATCCGATATTGGATTATCTAAACGATTATTTCTAAACTCGGTAGATGAATTGTTCAAATATATTACTGGAGATAGATATTTGTCAGAACTATTCAAAGTTATTCCAGTAGTAAATGATTTGTTTCTTGGTAAATTGCTCAGATATTCAGTCTCATTTTCTTTGGAGCACACCAATCTTACAGACTCTAAGACGTTCAATGTATTTAATTGAACTGGTTCAAATCCATTATCGAGGAATGAAGTTTCATTTCCACCAATACTAGTACCAGTGGTAGTCCTAATTGTTGCAGTAACAGATGTATTTGCTGGAGTAATAACATCATAAACTGGTACTAATGAACTATAAGATATGTTTGATGATGCATATACGTTGGATCCGCCGACAGTTGATTCATTTGTGAATGATAATTCGGGCAATCCTGGTGCATCTAATGATCTGTCAATAGGTCCATTTGTTGATCTATTAATTTCAACATAATATTCATCGATCCCAATTCCAGAATCACTAATATCATGAGTTGTATTAATTCTTCTTAAAGAAACTCCGTTCATTTCGTACTTATATACTAAACTATTAATGTCGTAGTTTAATACCTTAGTTAAGTCAATTCCTCTAACTACACCCCTTAAAGTTCCGTTTCCAATTTCATTATATGAAATAATTTCATTTTCAATCTTTATATATCCCAAATTAGTCCCACTTACTGCAACTCCTTCAAAAGTTGCAAAGTTTGAAGTATCTGCAATACTAACGATAGAAACATCTGTACTCAATAGTTGTGTTGAAAGTGTTGTTGCTGGAATATTAGATTCTGCTCCACTAATTACCAATTTATTTGTATTTGAATACATCCCATGATCAAAATGATCCACTTTGATATAATTTCCAGAATTTATACTTCCTGTAGGTGTGAAGTTTCTAATTGTAGTACTTGCAAGAGAGACAATTGTTCCGGAATTATTATAATAACTTAGTCCAGCGCCAACATTAAATGTTCCTCCCTGAACATTTGATAAGTATAAAGTATCCAGACTATTTCCAATTGCACCGATAGTAATTCTTGCATCCTTTCCAGTATTGCTTGAGACTGAAGATGTTACAATACCAACAACATCACCTATAGCATATCCATTTCCTCGATTTACTGTAGTTATTCCTGTAATTGTACCATTGAGTGCCGTGATATTCAATACAAGACCAGAACCACTTCCAATAATATTGTAAGTATTTACGGAAGTACCTGTAACATAATTACTTCCACCAGTAGTAATTCCTAGCGATGAGACAGAACTTCCTGTTCCAACTACATATCCATAAACATAATTTTGCGAACCAACAATTTTTCTACCTTTTGATAATGTGGTAATTAATGATGTATTAGTAGTTGTAGTAATGCCAAGAGTTGCAGTTTTTGGTAAAGTTTTTAATGGATTGTTAATTAATTTGTCAACATATCCATTACTCTTATCGAATGTTGGATTGTAGAAAAATGCAGTTCCTGTGGGTGATGTAAATTCTGCCTTGTAAAGTTTAAATTTTAGATCTTGATAATCACTTCCAGTCCATTCGGATCCATTTTGAGATTTGTAAAGTCTTCCCATGGAGAATTGCTTAGAGTATTTGACACTATCAGCATCTGGTAATGATTTAGTATTTACAGTCTTCTCACCCATTGTTGCACACCACAATTCATATTGATCACTCGTTTCTGAGATAATTACTACTGCATATTGTCTTCCAGGTGCTAGATAAATTGGTTCATCAAAAGTAACTTTGGTTGGAGTTTCTGCATCATCAGATACATTAACTTGATCTGGTCTCAATGTAACCGCATTACCAATTCTAAGTCTCGTTGGAGTCCCCAATTCAACAGTTCTTATTTCTACTTTTACTGGGGCATTTCCTTGATCTTTTGCTCCAAAATATAAATCAACAGCAGTTAAGAAAGCACCATTTACATCATCGTTTGTATTTGTTGGTGAAGGTGCCTCAACATTTCCTCCGACAACAAATGATTGTGCAAGAGGGTCTATGTATCTTGTTACTGTTGTTGTAGTAGCAGAGTTTAAGTCTACATTAGTTACATTTGTAGTTGTATTTGTAGTTGTGTTTACATCAGTATTTCTTATAGTTGTTGTTACTAAATTCTCCCACTGCTCAAACATGCCATCGGCACTATAATTTGTTTCTGCAAAAGAAATTGAATTACTTCCAACAAGACCAGGAGCATTGGTTGAACTTGAAGTCAATTTAAAAGTCTTTGTGCCAGTTTCAATTCTAACTGAAGGTGGCGGAATTGTATTTGGATCTCTTAAGAAACTTGCGCCGATTAAATCTCCATAATTATCAGTAATCAATCTAAGATCCTTAACATATGCAACTGCACCACTTGTTTGCCCAACAAGTCTCATACCCTTCAGTAAATATCCAGAATATTTTCCTTGAGCTTCTTGCGATAATGAATACGTATCAATATTCAAAACCTTTGAAGATGAACTGTATGATGCTGGTAATGTTTCTCCTTTAATATAAGGATTTATTGTATATGTTGAAGATGGTGAACTGAAATTACCATACTTGTGGTTTGAGGTTGCTACACGGAACGTAATTAAATTTTGACCATTACTAGTACCAATAACTTCCTCACCAACAACAAATGATCCGGAAGAACCATAATTTGCTAATGTAGCATCATTTGAAATTTCTACTAATTTTGGAACAAAATCTACCGCACTATTTGAATCAAAAAATAGATAGAATTGTGTAGATGGTTTTAGGTTTGTTATTGAAAATCCAATATTTCTAGATCTTATAAACTTCTCTTCTGCCGAAGATATTTTTATATTTTGAATTGTAGTATCATAATCTGATATAGTGCCAGTTTTTTCGGTATTTGATGAAGTTGAAGATGAAGATGTGCTTGATAATGAATATGTAGGATCAGATGTACTGGCATCCTCCCAATTTCCCATACCATAAATTACCCTTTCAACAGTTGTATTAGTAAAACTATTACTAGTAGTAACTACATTATTTGAAACATTATTTGTAAGATTTAACGAAGGCATTGATATTGTATTTGACACATGCTTATCTGGAAGTTGTATAGTTCTAATCCAATTATCTCTATCCGGGTCTAATTTAATATCTCCAGTATATACAATAACATTAAATGGATTAACATTCTCAACTCTTGTTGCAAACGGTTGTTCAATCCAACCTACAGAATTATATTTTAAAGTTACTGCATTTCCAGTTTTTTGTACATTTGGATCAAGTAAATCATAATTAACTGATAAATCAAATTGATTATCATTAATTGCAGTTGCTGGCGCAAGTTGTGATTTTAAAGAATTTCTACTAATAATAGGAATTAATTCATTAGATTGATTGTTAATTTGAATTGATGATAATCTTCTATTAATTGATGTGTAATCTTTAAAGTCATCAACAAAAAATCCAGTTTTAAATCTATTTCTTCCATCAGAATCTTGAATTTGAAGTGTCTGTGTATTTACTTCAAGTAATGATAGCGAAGTAACTCTTTCTAAATTAGAAACTCTTTCTTGAATTATTCCAATATCTCTCATAGTATATCTTCTATTGTCAATTGGTGTGACAACAGCATCTGATGGATTATACAAATATGGTGGTAGTGTAATGGTTGCAATATCCATTACATCGCCTTTTTTGCTTGGAACCGTAAGTTTTTTTGAAGATATACCTTTTTCTAAAATAAAAGTTCCAAATTTATCAAGATATAATTTATCTACTCTTGGTAGATAGTAATCATATCCAATCAATGAACTTTCATTTGATGATAAAATAACTTTGGGATCGGAATTAAACGATCTTGAATCAAAATCAAATGGAGATTTGTTTGTATCAGTAAAAACCGATACTCTTGGTCTAAAATCCAACGTATCAGAGGCCCTTACATTTCTAGGTCCAATTGTCGGAATATCATTTGAAAATCTTTCTTGATCATAACTTGAAACAGTAAATACATCACCAGTATCATTGAGTGGTACTGAGTAATAGTCGAATACTATTAATAATTTTTTTGAAGGTTCTGGAGTATTTTTGTTTCTAGTTAGTCTAGAATAATCATAATATTGATCTCTCTGTCCCTTATCTAATTGATATGAATATGTAATATCTTTGTAATTCCCTACAGTAATTAATTCAATATCAACAGTTATATTAGATTCTTTAAATTTTACTGTTTCTCCATCAGAAAATCTTTCCGTATTTAAATAAACAATCCCTAAAACATTTGTAGATGGTTTTGAAACAACTCTTGCAATTGCTTTGCTACTATTTCCAATTATATCTTCACCAATTATTGTATTAGTAGTAACATCCGCACTAGATGTAAACCTAACCGTATCTAGTGATGGTGATAATGAATCATAGGATTCATAAACTGCCAAAACTTTACACACATCTGGATAATTTAAACTTATCTGTTCGTCTTGAACTCTTAATCCATAAAATTGATTATATGTAAGTCCATCATTAATTGAAGAATTGCTAGAACTTCCAGATTGTGAATATTTCGAAAATTCAACATTCTGTATTTTACTTCTATTATATTCCTTTTTCTTACTTTGAATTCCATTTTTAATTAATGTTGCATTCACTGTAACGTCACTACCATCAATCAATCCTCCAATAGTAACTACATTTGAATTAAGTCTAAAAGAATCTTGTGTTACTGTGCCAATTCCTCCTCCAGAATAATGAACAGAATATCTTTCTTCATCAAATGAGGCGAAAAATGAACTGGAAATTCCAGTAATATCTGAAGAATTGAGAGATAATTGCCCACCAGATATTGTTTTCCCAGAAATTTGTGTGGAAATAGTCAATAAAGAATTTGAAAGATTTACTGAAGATATATTTGAATCTGGAAGTTGTGCATATAAGTATCCTGTAGACTCATTTCTTATAATTGGAGCGCCAATTTGAATATTTGGTTCAATTGTACCTCCAGGTACACCACCATCAAAAACTCCAGAAACAGAAGTAATTCCTGCAATAGTCATTGACAATCCATCAGCAGAAACTGATGTTATTCTATTGAATGTTTCTACTGAGGAACCTTGTTTTTGATATCTTATAATAGTATTTTCTCTTACACCACTGAATACATTTCCAGCAGAAATTACGTTACTACCAGAAATAGTTACTTTACTTACATTATTTTGAAAATTAAATCTTTCAAGAAAAGCATTTGCATTAAATTCTACAAAAAAACCAGATACAGCAGTAGTCTGTTTTACTGATTTTATATTCTGAGTTCCATATGATGTGATTGTTTTAATTGATGTGGAAGAATCTACACCATTTATTATTAATTGTTCTCCTTGAGAAAATTTACCTGAAGTTTGACTTAATTGAATTGTTTCTGATGATCCGTTTGCAACTGCATAACCACTAGCACCACTACTCTTACCTTTTACAAAAGATGATTTTGGAAGTTCTGTAGTTGATATACTTTTATTTAAAACTAATTTTGTATAAGTTTGTACATCATACAAACATAAATCCCATTTTGATGAATTTCCATTATATGCAGCATCAGTTAGACTAAGACTGTATACCCTAGCATATCCGACAATATCTCCTTCCCCATTTAATCTATTATATAATTCTACCTTTTCTCTTAGTTTTGGAGCTCCAGATACTGTATTGACTCTTAAAATATTTCCCATTTCAAAAGGAATATTGATCGCAGATACTTTTTCAGTGTCTCGTGGTTTTTCAACATCAATAATTGTTGTCGATGTTTTATCTACATCATATCCTTTCACATATGCTTTACCTGGAGATATTTTGATTCCCATCAAATTATCTGATGGTTTATTATTTTGATCTGTAGTTTCATTGTCAAAGAATAATCCATTACTACCTAATCTATTATTCAATGAATTATGAACAGATACACTAAATGGTGTTACTGCATAATCTCCAGATTCATCATATGTTCTGCCAGCAAGGTAATCTCGAATTATGTTATAATTAGTTTTTGATTCAATTTTCTTAATTTTTCCATCTTGAACTCTTAATAGTTCAACAAAATCTGTATCATTAAGATCACTTATCAATTTTTTTGTTAAAGTTAAATTGATTTGTAATCTATCAGCACCTGGCGCTGCATAATTTGTAAATCCCTTTGCATTATCAAATAAAGATTTATCGTCTTTTGAAGCAATAAGTAATTCATCAATTTTTAATCCGACTCTATATGATGGTGTATTGGTATAATTATCTAAAATTATAGTTTGTTTAGATACATTTACAAAATAACCTCTAATGAAATATACACCATCACCAATAGAAGCTGCAGATCCTATTGAAGTTGCATTTAGTGAAATTAAGGATGCAAAAGGAGTTCCTGCATTGATTGTGGTATTTCCATAAGTTATATTTTCTTCTGCAATTAAGGATTCACCATCCTCAAATTGATTAAATACAAAATTATTATCAGAATCTAAATATTTTACATATATTGTTAACTGATCAACATTTACATTATCAGGTAATGTTACATATTGTACAAGTGCTGTTGTACCTGATATTTGTCCAATTATTTTTTTACCTATAAATTTATTAATATAGAGAGAAATATCAATTCCAAAATTAGTTGGATTAAGTTTTACTGCATAAAATTGTCCATCATATGCAATATTTCCGGGGATCACCATCGATCCATCTTTGAATATATGACTACCGAATGATTCTATTTGATTTTGTAGAATTGACTGTAAAGTAGTTAATTCCCTTGCTTGAATGGGTCGCCCTGGATTAAATAGTACCTTATAAAAATTTTTTTCAGAATCAAAATCATCATAGTATGGACTAATATTTAAATTTGTTTTTTGTGCCATTTTTTTTAAAATTCCAGAATAATTTTAACGTCTTCTTTTTGTCTAATGTCTCTTTCCACCAGGGGTCTATTATCAATATAAATTATATCTCCTGTCTTTTTATTTATCTCCGGATTTGCAAGACCTGCTGTAAAAGTTACTCCCAAATTTATAACTTTACTTCCAAGTACAATTTTATTTTCTCCAAAAGATGTATCGATAGATCCTGCAAATGGTGTAATACTATTTCCAGATGATTCGAAATCATATACATTAGGACTACGATTATTATCTCTATAATCAGTTTCATCATATTTTGTGGGATGATAATATAAAGATCTATCTCTAAAATATTTTAAAACCTTAGTTTCACTATCATATGATGCAACATATCCTTTTGCAACTTTTCCATCCGTCCTTGTCTGTGTAATTTCTCCTCCAATAACTGGAGTTCCGGTAAAATCTGAAGTTAATTTTATTGAATATAATGATGAATATTGATTTTCAGTAAAAATAGTAGTACTTGAAGCGAAAGTAGTTGGATTTTTTATAATTCCGACTTGAGCAAATTGAGTATCTGTTGGAAAATCTTTAGTCGAATCATCAAATCTTACATATATTAATACTTTATCAGTACCTAATTCGGAATAGATATCATATCCATGCCCTTTAGATGGTGGAATAATTGGTATTAATTTTGCTGGATTTGAAATACTTTCTGGTGGTTGAAGACTTCCTAAATTAACTACTCCCCAAGTATACCCACTTCCACCAGATGTCACAACAGCAGAAGTTATCACTCCACCAGTAGCAGTAATTGATACTCTACCTCCACTGCCATCACCAACAATATCAACAGTACCAGAACTGTATCCTTTTCCACCATTTTCAATGTATACTTTCTTAATTTGATTAAAATTTATATCAGAATTTCCTGCTTCTCTAACAGAAACAATTTGAGAATCTGTCGATGATTCCCAATCATTGGGAACTACAACATATTCGGTTGAATCAAATTTTATAATATCACTTGGAGAAACTGAAAAAAGATATTTCCAAATATATCCATCTCCATTTATGCCTGCTGCAGATGGTTCCAAATCTGTAAATGTGGGTTCATCTTGAGATTTACTTCCTTTTGGAATTTCTCCAGAAGAACCATTATCAATACAAATATAAACCCTATAATCTTTATTAATTACATAATAGTTTGAATCATATAATCTACTTGTCTTTGAATTTGGTGATGGATTTGAAATACTATAATCATGCCTATACATATCATAAGAAGTGTTAGAAGTCCAAGTAACCTTTCTTATAAGTCTTCTGATATTGCTACTTGTAATTCTTTTACCAAATAGAGCAGTATCTCTATAATGTGTAGAATATTGAAAATTATCAGTCGGACTTGGTGTATTGGAATTCCAATTGGTAGTTCTTCCAAATCCAACTGATGTTGGTAATGGATTGACTAATCCCAAAAAGACATAATATGAATTATTACCAGACACTACAGAATCTACGAAATTGCCCACATTCACTATTCTAAATTGGTCTGTTACAACTGCTGCCATATTAATAGTTTTTTAGATATTTATAAGAGTTTGGAAAGTGCTCCAGTATCTCTGATACCAGTACCTCTTCTTTGAATTGTTGGGAAAGTTGATAATCCAACATCTACAGTATTACCAGATACTCCTATTGAAATTGGGGAACTGGACCTAGTAGACACTGATAACCTACCCCAAGAGAATTTACCTACAGGATTTGATTCACTGCCAGTAGATGCAAGTCCAACTACAGATGTATTTGACTTTATGTTACATGTAATAATTCCAGTAGAACCACTGTAAGAGAATTGGTGAATATGGTAAATATTATCCAAGAATGTGGATCCAATTCCAATCACAGATGAATCAGAACTGTAAATAGAAGTTACTCCTCCCCCAATACGTGTATCAAAGATATAAATTGGATATCCGGCTTGTAATCCAGCATAAGATGTGGCGTCCATATAGAATTTGAGTGCTAAAGCAGTTCCAATACCAGTAGTAGTTGTAATCCCTGTAATAATTCCAGAAAATCCATTAACTAAAGAAATATCTGTAATATTTTCATATGTTGGATCTGGAAGTGGAACAATAACTCTTGGTGGATTTGAGGAGGTATATCCAAAACCAGGATTTATTATTGACACTACTCCAGTTAATGATCCATTAGAAATGGATGCAGTTGCAGTTGCAGTGGCAACCTCTGGGGAAGAAAAAGTAACTTCAGGAAAAAAGCTATATCCATATCCTGGATTTGTGATTGTAACAGAAGTTACAATACCAGCAGTTATATTTGCTGTTCCTGTTGCAATTGCTCCAATTCCAACTCCAATGACTCTAGGACTTTCAAATATAGCAGTTGGTGGTGAAGTATATTGATATCCACCATAAGTAATAATAACATCTGTAACAATACCAGAAGATCCTGTAATCGCATATCCAATAGCGAACCTACTTACGGGAGCAGCAATTTTAACATCAACTGATGAACCTGTATATCCACTTCCAGCATTAGTGATAGATAGTGATTGAATAGTCCCAGCAGCAGAAACTATTGCAGTAACAGATGCAGATACTGGATCGGCTGCACCAGAAAAAACTAAAGCATCGAAAGGTGAATCTATATCATAATCAAATAACTCGGCATTATCGATAAAGATTTCATTGGAAGTAGTAGAAAAATTTTTAATGACCTTTGCAGTTGGATATACTAAAGACTCAATAGAATCTCTAGTTTTATAGACATCTTCACCATTAATTTTTCTATCAACTTTTTGCTTAATCCAACTTAGTGGTCTATTGTTTTCAGTATCTACTCCTTGATCAGAATACAAATTAGTTTCAAACTTATCAGAATATGATAAATCAAATACAGTTCTTTTATCCTGTGATATTGTACCAGAAATGCTATTATTTTTGAGTACTTGTACAGTATCTCCTCTCTTTATAGTTTCATTTATATTTGTAATCAATAGACTATCATCACCTGCTGTTCCTTTATAAAAGAAAACTGCAACATTATCTTCTTTTTTTGGTGCAGTTGTAAATACAAAGGATGTTCCACCATCAAACTCGTATGCTACTCCTGGATCTTGAATTACGCCATTAATAACAATTAGTAATGCATTTGTAAGATTTACCTGAGAATCTTCCTGAGATTCAAAACTCAATAAGTTGTTATTATAATATAATGGGAATCTCTGTCTAATTCCATCTTGATAATTTGCAATTGAGTCGATATAATCAAATTCTCCAAATTGCCAAGCAGCAAAGGAATCTGTAAATGTATTAAGAACAGTTAATTTAAATTCTGATAGTGGAGATCCTAATCTTGAATCAGTGACTAGACCAACTACTTTAAATACATCTCCACGTTGGAAATTATATCCTTGTCTAGAGATATTAAATCTGGTTACTTCATAATATGTTGAACCTATTCCTGTGGTTGAACTTGCTCCAACTTCAACATTTAAACGTAGTCCTATTCCAGTAGATGTTGTTGTACCAATACCTAATCTGGAAACACCAATTACTTCAAGATTTTCATATGAAGGTTCTGAGACAAATATCTTGGGATTTGTATATTCATTACCACCACTAATAATATTAAATGATAAGGTTCCTCCAGCACCAACAGATGCTCTTATAGATGCTGCTACTCCAGTATGTCCATTTTGATACACACTTACGCCTATAGAAACAATTCCATTATATCCAGATCCAAGATTATCAGTAGTTCCCAGTCCAACAGATTCAATTGAACCTCCCGCACCCACTACAGCAGTCACTGCTGCTCCAACAAGGGGTGCATATCCCAATCCAGTAGATGATCCCAAGGAAATAATTATTCCACCCCTAGGAATTTGATTTTGATTCACATCAAATTGTGAAGTGAAGATATCTAACGTATTTGCTGATGTAATACCAGAAAATACTACACTACTTATTCCTACAATAGAATTTTTCAATAATTTTAAAATTATTTGCTGGATTGTTATCAGTTGTTGGTGTTTGAAAAACACCATTTATTAATAAAATACCATTTCCACCAGTAGATCCTAATCCAACAGTATTTGCTCCACCAACAGTCAATGTAAAAGTTCTTCCAATACCCGTAAAGAGGTTGGAAACATCATCATATATCTGATTAGTTGCATAATTATTTCTCAAAAATACTCTACCAGTAAAATCAGATGTTTCAAATCTCAGATTACTAGAAGTTCTTTCTATTTGTGGATTTCCTCTAGGTGATTCTGTAAAGAAAATTCTATTATTAACAATATTGTAAGAACCTTTATAAATTCTTGCTGTCGTGGAATCAGTATGAGATGATGTTGATGACCCCACAAATCCCCTAATTACTTCAACTAAAGGTATTGTCCCAATGTTTGTAATTGGTCCAATATTAGTTGTACCCAGTCCAACATTAATAATTCCCATATATTCATCATCAATTTTGAGAATATTTTTTGGTGAAATTGTAGATATCCCACTTAATGAGAATATGGTAGATACTGCATTAATTTGTCCACCATTTCCAGATAAAGTATGTGATATAGGTGTATATAACAATGGGAATTGTATTATATTATCAATAGTAATAATTGCCTTTTCATTTCTTTTAGACATTGTAAGTTTATGTGCATTGCCTTCCCCAACAGAGGTAAATGTTACTCCAATTCCATTTTCGGCATTATTTTTAGTTGTTGCCAATTTAAATTCATTATTATTGATTTTAATTGCAAAAACTGTAGAAGGCAAAACATTAGTCGAACTAATCATCATTGCAGTAGAACCAATTCCCAAAAACGTTGATTTTGGAGTATAGATTAATTGTTCAGTATTACTGAAAAAGTGATTTGGAATAGTAAATGTTCCAGTGGTTCTGTCTAATTGAGAAGTGTTGGATGGATCAAATGTTTTTTCAAAAATTGCATATCCATTGGAAGTTAAATCAAATTGAGTTTTGTTAATTCTATCTCCATTAATTGCATTATAAAAACTAACATTAACAGATTCTGTTATTTTTCCATATTCAAAATTTGGTGAAATATTTACGTCATCCAGAATAGTGTATAAACACTGATTAAATGCTGAAATATCAATTTTAGATGTTATTGATGAATCTGGATAAAATTTTAATATGAAATTATTTCCAGAATATTCTCCACCAAAAGTTCCAATCCCATTAGTACTTCCAATAGAAAGGAACGGTGATTGTTGAATATAAGTATTGGTATTATCGTGTACCATCATAATTTGATGTAAAGCACTTGTAGATCCAACACCAACTTTAATTATAGATTTAACTGCATTAAAATCAGTTTTGTTTAATGATATTACCTCTGTTGACGCTGCAGAAACTGTTGATGAATAATTTGATTGATATATTGCAGTCCTTTCATATCCAGTTAATTGACCTGGTAATTTAAAACGATATGTTCCAATACCAACTGATGTTGTACCAAATCCAACAATTTTTGATCCAACAGTAACATTATTAGGGGAATCATTAGTATAATTTAAAGATAGTATTCCGGAAGAAATATTTGCAGAAAAAGATCCTATGAAATTTCCCGAATAATTATTAGTTTGGTATTCGGAATCAAAATAATATTCTGAAATATAAGTATCTGTACCAATACCAGTCAAATATAACTCAACAAAATTCATATCATTTGTTAAAGTATCAATAACTTGACTATTAACATGCAGTGAAGTAAATTTATTTGAGTTTACAGATATAATTGAAGTTGTTATTCCTGGGTTTACAATTAAATTGGAACCTGTTAAATCAATAAACCCAATAGAAGTTGTTCCAATACCAGGTGAAGTAGAATTGAATTCATTTTTAATTAATTTTAAATCATAATCTATATTATATGGATCAGTAGGCGTGAACTGTAAGTAAGTTTTATTAAATTCATCTGTAAATATTGAAAATGATCCAATCTCTTCATTAGAAACATTCGTAAGTATTGTTCTAGCATTAACTATAGTTCCTTTTTCCAATATAAAATTATTAATACCATCATTCAATAAAACTAATTCCGTCAATTGGATTTGGGAATTATCCGAATTAGAAATTCTGAATAATAAATTATTATAGGATACTCCTTGAATTAATTCGATAATATTTAAAAATTCACTTGGTTCTCCGTCTAAATTGGAAAACTGTCTGCTTATATCATCTATTCGTAAAACTACATTAGTTCTACATTCAGTATAATTTGTTAACTTTTTATTTTTTAATTTTAAAAATTTAGAAGAACTTCCAACAATATCAATATCCTTTACTAAATCAAAATCATAAATTGTATCTACTCTATTTTCTTCAATTATATCAGAAATTATTGAGGTAGCATCTGAACTAGAAATTCCAGAATTTGTAGTGGTTGAATTGATTTCAGTATCTGAAAAATTCTTTAACCCACTAGTATGGAGTAAACTATTAACTGGTGTTCTTAAATTTTGGTAGGTAATGGGACTTTTTATTGTATATGATAGATTTTGATAATAATCATTATCTGCAATTGTTTGATTATCTTCATTTAATTTTCCAATATTATCTATCCACCCAAGATCTTTCTCAATCGAATAATGAATATTGAATCTTCCAGAATTATTTTGAATTCTTTCTATAGTTGCAATATTGCCAGATTCTTTACCTTTTATTATTTCACCAACAGATAAATCATAGGACCCGGATACTTTAATAAATGTTTTATCATAATCTACAATAAACAAATCTCTTTCTCTATTATTAGAGATAAGTTGCTCACCAATGATAAATTGCGATACTTTTTGTGTAATCTTGAATAGTGGATAATCACTACTCTTTATAATATTTGCAACCGAGTCTTGAATTGTTTTTGCTATTCCAGTATTTGTTGTTAATCCACTATTACTAAGATTAAGTACAACTTTATCAATAGCACCCCTAAAATAACCGCTAACTGTAAAAAACTGATACTTATAGTCTTCAGAGTTGAATCCAGATCCATCAGTACTAATTTTTTGAATACCTTCTACAAATACTTTATCACCAATATTAAATGGATTAGTTGAGAATCCAAGCACTGGTGTTGTTATGAAACATGTGAAAATTCCACTAGAAGAAGATTGTACTCGTTGGATACTAATTCCATTTGTATTATTAGTTGCATATAATCCAACTGTTGTTTCTGAAAGACCTTTGGGTTCTTGTATTATATTTACTGCGGAAATAGAATTTCCAGTTATTACTGCCTCTAATATTCCACTATTAATCCTTTCTCCAGTTGTAGAGTCTACAATTGTAATTGCTGGAGCATTAATATATCCAGTTCCGCCATCAGTAATTTCAATAGTATCAATTGTATTTGAATTTTTAATCGTAATTAATGGTGATATATACGCATTTGGTTGTAAAGTTTTATCGGAAGAATATTCAAATCCATCACTAACAATTCTTACTTCTCTTGCATTTCCTATAGTTAATGATTTTGTAATAATATAAGCATCCTGACCATCAATAGAATCAGATCCTACAAATACTGGCAATTTCTTATATCCTACCCCACCAGAAACAATGTTAATTTTATTAATAGGACCTTTTGCAGATAAGGAATTTGTAGTATACGATAAAATATCACATTCATTCTGAGAATATCTTAATTTTTCGGGAACCTTGGTTAAAGAAATATTAAAAGTTGTAGATCCAATACCAGAAATGGTATAGTTTGAATTATATACACTGTCTGTAAATAGTATTTCAGAATAATTATTTACTCCCGTATCGGATGTTCCAATATATCCAGATTTTTCCAAATTATAATATAATCTAGTTGGTAGAGCATTGTCATAATTAATGGTAAGTGTTGCATTAGTTGAAACTCCAACAGTTCCTACACCAGATAAATTGAATCCAGAAGTAGATGCAGTAGAGACAAATTCATTTTTAAATTCCTGATCATAATAAATTTTAAATTTATATCCAGATAATGAAGAATCTGACAATTTAAATACTATATTATTATTTTTAATTGATTCAATTTGTGGATTTATTAATGAAATAATTTGATTTTTTCCACCAGTACTTGCAATACTTACCGTAGTTGGTGGAATAGTACTAACATCAAGGTAAGTTTGTGAAAGTTTGATATTATTATCATCAATTTTATAAACATAATAAGATCCTGTTGATAAACCAGATGCAATTAAATCTGCAGAATATAAAATTTTATCTCCAGTTTTTAAATTATGTGAGTTAATTGTAATTGTATTAGAAGTTGTATTAATACCAGTAGAATTGAATCCAATTGGATTGATTAAAATATTTCCTGTATTTACATCTCTCTTGACATATACTGATGCTGATGTTCCAATACCAACTGATAAATTTGGTTTTACATTCAAACTAATAATATCTCCAGCAGATAATTCGTGATATGTTGAAACTGAAACAGTAGATTTAATCTTCCTAACTTTTCCTATTTTTTGAGTATATACACTTTCAAATGAATATCGATCATAATTTTCACCATTATCTAAGAAGAATACTTCAGACGAATTGATAGTAGTTTTAATTCCAATAATATTTTTATTTTTATTAGTTACATATACATTTTGTGGCAAATTAAATTGATTTCCAGTTGATGATAAAACTAAAATATTTGTAGTATCAGCAGTAAAGATGACTTGTTGGTTATTAGTGAATGGATGATTTTCAATATAAATTCCTTGTGTTGGAATATTTCTTGTAATGGTGGAATCGCCAAATTTGAAAGTTACTGAATTTGTAATTCCACTAGTAGTACCAATACCAACAGATTGTTTAGGATTAAAATATACTTTGTCATTGACTTTTGACTCAAAATAATCAATATTTTGTGAAATTGTAAATGAGTCTGGAATAAAGTTTATTTGTGTAGTTGCAGTATGAGCTACTCCATTTAATCCTCTTTTTACTTTAAGTATGTTGAGATTTCTGAATACTTCTAGTACTTGTAATGTTTCTGTTCCAATTTTAATACTACTTCCAACGGATACGGATGCTGGAAGTTGTGTGACGTATACTTCTGTGGTAAATCCTACAGATGATGAAGGAATATTTTTCAGAACATTTGAGTAATAGGAAGATACTGATATTTGATGTGAATTATTTAATTTACTTAAACTAGTTGAGAATCCAGAAACAACAACATAATCATTATTTGATAGATTATGATTTGGTAAGATAGAAACCTTTACTTCTCCACTATTATTCCAAGTAAAAATAGCATTATCATAATTATCTACAGAAGTTGTTAATTCTACAATATCTTTCCCTTCTATTGATGAAACTTTTGCAATTAATCCTCCACCTTTTGTATTCTCATTATCAAATTCTAAGACATCATTCACTTTATAATTTGAACCAGAATTAATGATATCAAAATCATTTACATATCCATCAGTTACTGATTCAATAATTGATTTTTGTTTTGTAATTTCATTAGTTTCAATTATAAAATCATTATCTGCATATTTATCAGATACTTTGTATGGAAAGGTATTTCTAAGTAAATTTGAACTATTAAAATCAAACGATTGATTGAGTGTATAATTTTCTTCCAAAATATTAGATCTGTAAGAATTTCCAATAAAATATGGAAATTGAGGTTCAAAAGTTATATCTTTAATTGGAGCAAAATATGCATAAACTCCATTTGGAAATTCTGGAGTTTTTCCAAATCTTCCATTATTTTCATCCAAATCTCCGGAATTGGTATATACATAATCTTCAACAAAAAATCCATCAGAAATTTCTGCAGGTCTATCAATAATATTAGATGTATTTAATGTATAACCAGAAGTTAGAAGTTTTGGTATGGAATTTGCATCTTCGGCATCTGAATAACCGTATGAACCATATATTGGGTTTCCATCATATGCCCACCCAATTATATTAGAAATACTAGTACCAGCATCACCAAATGATTGTCTTAATTCATTAAAGTATCCACAAACTGAATATTGTAATTTATTTTCAGTTTCTATTAAAAGTTCATTTCCAAATCTTAAATTATTATTGACCGTTAAAGATCTAATATTTGATTTGAATACTGCATTAGAACCTGCTGGTTTAACTTGAATTGTAGTTGATGCATTTGAATATCCAATTCCGGCGTTTACAATTTTAACATCAGTTATTTTTCCATTTGCAATAACTGGTCTTAATTCTGCTCCCGATCCTTGTCCGGTAGAATCAATTACAATTAAATCGGGAATTGAGTAGTACTCTAATCCAGGATATTGAATATTTACTGAATTAATAGTACCATTGATAATAATTGGTTTTAATTTTGCTTCTTTACCATTCTTTATGGATACTAAAGGACTTCTTTCAAAGTTTAGGATGGTTGTTCCATAACCAGTTCCAGTTTCATATAAGTATGCATCTATAATACTACCTCTAACTTTGGGAGTTGCTATAAGTGTTTGATATATTTGAGTTGTTGTACCGAAACCAACTGGAGTGTATTGTATAGAAACTGAGATATCTGGATAATTAAAGTACTGATAACCAGAACCTGTAGAAGAAAATTTGGTATAATTTTGTTTATTATAGTTTGAAGGATTTGTACCCCCAATACCAGCATCACATAGTCTAAAAGAATTATCATCATTTTTTAAAACATAATATTGTGATAATGTAGAAATTCCTATTGTAGATGATTCATAATTATAAGTTACCAACTCTCCACTATTAAAACCATGATTTTTAAAATTAATAGTATAATTAGATGTAGATATTCCTGTTGGTTTGACAATTAATTTTCTATTAGTATAACCACTACCACCATTAATAATTTTAATTTCTGATATTGTATTTTTATATGAAGTAGTTCTAAATTTATGAATTCCCGAATTATTATACGTACTAAATCCTATAGCATTAATTCTGGCCGAATAATCTGAAATCGTTTGATATAATTGAACTGTTTTATTATTATCAATTTTTACATAATAAGTTGCATTATTAATTAGAGTTGAACTTGCAAAACCAACACCAATTGCAGAATTTCCATTGGAACTATAAGTTATTGATTCACCATTTACCAAATTGTGATCAGTTAAAAATGTAAGTTGTTTTGTGGTTGTGCTAATACCACCAGAATTTGTAGTTGCTCTACCATCAAAAAATATTTCTCTTACTCTTTTTGTAACAACTGGTTCAATAATTGCACCAGAACCATTACCACCACTTACTCCAATTGATACGATAGAATTAATATCATAATCTTGAGCATCCACATAAACTTCTTTAATACTGCCACCAACTACTGGTTGTACTAAAGCAGTTATTCCGACTCCAGATGAAACTGTTAGTAATGGTGGATTAATAACGTCATAGTTGGTTCCACCATTTAATACATCAATAGATTCCAATGGACCATAATAAATTTTATCATTTGATTTATAATTATTAATCTCCACACCATTAATTAACATTCCAGTTGTGCCTGGAATTGTTACTTGTCCAACTCCACTTGTAATATTTGTATTTAATGGAAATTTTTTAAGTACCTTTTGAGCACCAATTTGATTAGATCTTTGAGAGTAAATTGTAAATGTATGAGTACCAGTTGAAGGTCCAAATGTCAAATAATTAGATCCACCAATAAATGATCTGGAAGAATACAATCTAATTTTTTTCTTATCTGCCGATTGAATATAAACATAATAACTACCAGTCTCTAACCCAACCAAAGGACTCAGTTCTGGTTGATAATAAATTCTATCACCATTAATAAAATTAACTGGATCGCCAAATGTTATGGTTGAATAAGTACCGTCACCAATAGCATCTTCCAATATTCCAACTGTACCATTACTAATTGATGCAGTATTAATATTTTTTGTTATTTGATATGTGTATGGAATTGATTTATTAGTTTGATCATTAGAAGGTAATGAATTTGAAGCAACATATACATAATTTTCGTCAGTATATAAATTTTGTATATCAGATAGTACAGTATTATTTCCAAATTCAATTGGAACTATAGAACTACTTGCTGTATTAATTTTTCTTCTTAGATCATATTTTGCTCCAGATATTGCAGTAAAACCACTATTATTATCTAAAGTAACTGAATTGTTAACTGAATTTTGTAATTTGCTAATATTCGAAATATATGGTACATCTTGATTAAGTGATACTACATTGTTAGTATCTCTCTCCACAATCTCAATTCTATCACCAATCTTTAAACTTGACTTATCAATTGAACTGGTTAGTGTAAAATTCCCATTCTCAATCTTTTCTATTTGATATCTTGAACTAGTATTATATAACCAAGAATTTGCAAAAATTTCTTTATATGTTTTATTCTGTTCTGGATTTTTAATTAATTCTCCAAGATTTTTAACTGAAATTGTATCACCTTCACTCACATTTAAATTGTCAGATACTTGTACAAATTTTGATAATACTCCAGTAAGTCTCAATTCAACTTTTTTAGTAGTATCTCCATCTTCATAACCAAAATAAATTTCGTCAGATCTTATATTATCTGTGGAGGAAATTTCTTCTTTAATTCCACTACATCCAAAAAATTGATTAATACTTTTACTTGTGTAAGTAATAATGTTGTTTCCAGATATAATTGTTCCTTTTTCTGGAAATGAAATAGTAGAATCAACAGAAATTATGGAAGATCCTACCAAAACATTTTCTAAACATTTTGTATTTGGTGTAATTGTAAAATTTCCCTCAACTGCAGAAACATCGTCATATCCAACAAACAATGAAATTTTAAAGTATTGCTTATTATTTCTGGTGAATGGTTCTATTTCAGATACTGATGCACTTGTAATATTATCAACAGTACCATTAATATATTTTTTAATAGTCTGCCCCACTAACTTAGCAGGATCTCCAGATATTGTTTCTGCTATTACAACTTCTCTCCTAATAAACCTTGCAGAGGATGGTTTAATTAAAAAATCTTCTAAGTTTACAACCTTAGGAGTTACTCCATACAGAATGTTAAATAAAATTCGAAATGATTCATCCGTTCCTTTTGCCTGATAGAAAGATCTGGCATTTTTTATAAAATTGCCGATATTTAAATCTGAAACAAAATCAGCATTCTCTAACCCTGGAGTTAATGTTATTTTTAACTTTTTATAAAATTCTTTCAAAAATAAAGAACTGAGATTTTGTACAGAAGATCCTGAAGTATGTGATTCACGTTTAGACTCAGAAAATACCAATTCTTCTGAATTTAAATCTGCATGATAACTTGTGATACCACTAAATCCACGAACACAACCAGTAAATGTATTTGTGGTTATTCCAGTATATGTGATAATTTCATCATCAATTTTTAAAAGTCCATATTTTTGAGGAAATCCTTTAGTACTTGTTACTGTAATGACTCCAACATTATCAGTAATGTTTGTACTGAGGATAACATTGTCTGCAATAATTTCTGGAGTAAGGTTATCTAGTTTTAAATATTGATCTAAATTTTCTACAATATCTACAGGACCACCCTGGTATTCTTGGGAAATATAATATTGCTTTAAAAATTCAACAGCATTCGGACTTTCATCCAGTATAAATTCTGGAAGTTGATTCTGAACTATTTGCTGTACTTTAACTCTAGATTCAAATCCAGTCCCTACCATCTTATGCTCTTATTAAATTACTGTTTGGATAACTTGACGTATAAAAATCTCTAGACAATACTGTTCCAGATATCTCATCGCCAGAAGCAACTACGTCTCTCACCATATTTATTGAACTTTTTTCGATATTAAAAACTAAATATAAATCTTTCAATCCAATAACATCATTTGATTCTGGGAATGCCTGAATTTCGATAGTATCATTTGGTAAAGATGTTGAAATGATATTAATTGTTCCCAATTTAATTTCACCTCTTATATAATCTACAGTACCTGCAGACTGGACAAGAATTTGCGTTTTCATCAAATAGGTAGTACCAACACCAGAAATCACAGGATATGGTTTCACGATTGAAATTATTCCATTTCCAGTTAGATTTCCTTTTGAATCTTTAGATGGAGTATCAGTTAGATATACTGTATCTGATTGATTTGGAATTTTAAATCCGGTAGACTTTATATTATATCCTTCAGGATTAATGTGAAATTTGTTACCAAAACACAATTCATATTGTACAAATTGATTTGATATTACTTTAAGATCTCTTCTTATTCTGACCTTAGTGATATTTGATGTTATTGAGGTGTCAGTGTTATCAATAATTTGAAGAACCTTACTATACTTAAATCTTCCACCAAATTTATTAAAATCTGATGAATCTGAATATTTTTCTAAGGAATTTGATACTTTAGTTTTTAAAGAATCTACAGAAGATACCTGAGATGTGTTATAATAAATTGAAGAATCAATCTCAACATATAATATCTTAAGATCAATTATTTTTTGATTAATTCCAGAAATACTATATTGTTTTAGTTTATTTTTGATCAATTCCTTATTAAAATCGGATACATAAGTTCCATTTTTTGGTTTAATACTTATAACAACAGTTCCATATTCTGGGGGATCCAATTCCTCACCGCCAACAATAGCAACAGATTCTGTATCTGAATATATTTTTTTAATAATTACTTCATAATCTCTTGCAGTTACTGCTCTATACTGTGCAGAATAAATTCTTGGTGCAAAATATTTGATTGAATTGATGTCCTCAATTTCCGCACCATTTTGAGAAGATTGATTTGTGGTAACAGATACTGTTCCCAAAGTTATTGGTTGATCTGAAGATGATCTCAAATTTCCTTGAAAGGAAAAGTTGGAACATCCATTTCCTTCTTTTCCATTAGTTACAATATAATTAACTGTTATAACGGTATTATTTTCCAGTTTTTTACCAAATCTTCCATCACCAAATAGAAGTTCATACTTTTCATCTTGAACTTCTTGTATTAAATAAATTTTAGATTCTGAATCAATGTTCAAAATATTTTCAACTAATGAATACTCCGAACCAAGTCCACTATCATCAATACCTTTAACATAAACTGAAATTGTTGAAGTATCAATATTTGGATTATCTAAAAGAAATCTTTGATCCAAAGATCCGTCAACAACAAATTGTTTTGTTAAAAATGTTCCTTGATAAACTGTAATACTAGTAAAACCTACAGTACCTACAGTACCATTTTTTACTACTGGACGAGTAATATTTTCTGGTACTGAAAAAGTATATGATGTATTATCTGCGCTTCCAACACATACTAAACCCGCCTTTAAGGTGACTGTTGGTGTTGTTGAATCAGTTGAACCACTAAATGATACAACTGCCTTAGAGCAGTTTCTGGAGCGTGGTACATAACCAATATTTCTTGCAAGTGAGACTACATTTTCTCTTAATGTTGCAGAATCCAAAAAGGATTCATTCACAATCATATTTGAGTTGAATGCTGTAATATATGTGTTATATGCTAAAGTATCAATTAAGACAGAAAAATTAGACCCTTCAAAGTCAAAATCCGTGAATGTAGAGTTAGCACGGAGATAATCTTTGATAGATGTCTTTATTTGATCAAAATCTAGATTTGTAAATTTAGTAAAAGGCATTTTATCTGGTTGCCTCTAGTAAGAATGTAAATTGCTGTGTTGGTATTTCTTGTCCAATAATATCAAATATAATAGTAACTTCAAATGAATTATTATCTGGTTGAGGATCTACACTTACTTGAACATTATCCACTCTTGGTTCATAATTTTCAATTGTAGTTTCAATCTGAGTTTGTATAACTGATGCAGTACCATAATCACAAAATTCAAATAAACTACTGTATACATCAGATCCAAGTAAAGAATTAAAAAATCTTTCAGTTGGAATTGTTTCTACCAGATTTCGAATTGATCTGGAAATTGCACGTTCATTTTTAAGTATGGGTAGATCCTTTGTTACCGGATGAGGTTCAAAGGATAAACTAATATCTTTAAATGATCTAGATATCCTTTGTACTGCCATTCGGGAATCAAATTTCTATACTTTATTTATGTTGATTTCCATAAAGAACCGTAAGTTGGTTCAGTTCCATAGTCCCAATCATCATAGTCTTCATCATTACGAATTTTTTCGTGTAATTCAGTTTGTTTTTTAAGATTATGTTTTGGTGCATAATCGTGCATAACTTCTTGAATGACTCTTTTTTCAGAATCTTCGGATTTGAATAACATGTTAGCTCCTGTTTTTTGGTAAAAACAGAACTTTTTTTGGAAGGAGGTTGCTATCTCCCCTACTTCTATTTAACGATCTATTTCTTTGAGTCTAAAGTTATTTGAGTCAAAATATTTTAATAATTCTAGTGCAATTAATTTTGGATTTCCTTCCCCACAGGTATAAACATCAATAGCGATTGCACCTTCTTCGGGCCATGTATGACAAGAAACATGACTTTCTGCAAGTGCAATCACAATTGTAACTCCTTGAGGTACAAAGCAATGATGAAAAATGTTGAGAATTGTCATTCCTGCGCGGTTGATTCCACGCTCCATGACTTCCTGAATGGCAATTCCATCATTTAATAAGTCATACTTTATATCGTATACCTCTAATAGGAGGTGCTTACCCATCGAAAAGCGTTCCAAGGCATAAAACCTACACTAAAAATTTATTTATTTCACATAAAAACCCTTACGATGATATTCGTTATCATCTATAAAGGTATAATTTTGAGTATTTTCTACTTTCTCATCATTCCACACTGGAATTGCTACAGTATTATTGTAACGAAAGTCTGGATTTTGGCGAAAGTGAACCTCGATTAACTTTCCATCAATAAATTCACAGTTAATCCATTCATAACTTCCTTTCAATTTTGATAAAACTGAAGGAAATTCAATTTTTTGATTTATTTTTTCCCATTTTTTCCATTTATAAAGAGGATCTTCACTTTCTTTTTCTCCTCTAACTACTAATTCTGATTCCCCATTCCTAAAATCGACACTCAGATGTTCCCCATCAAAGACTTCACACCAAAATTCTGATGGATGAAATTGATCCGTCCACTTATAAACAAACTCAATTCGAGCAAAGCGTCCCATACCAAGTAAATTAAAAGAAGGACGAATAATATAAAAGTCGGACTTGGGAACCGGGGTCCCAACAGGACCACAGTTATAACCCAAAACCCGACTTAGAAATAGTTTATTATAAATCCATAGATCGTCTTGATGAATATTATTCCATTCATCTTTACCATCTAAGAGATACATTTTATTACCCTTGACCTCTATATCTTTTCTTAGCCCCGTTACGAGAAGACGCTGAGTACTTGGTATGAGCACCAGTCCCTTGACGAGTCTTTTTGGGCTTTGATTCAATAACAACTTTACCAGACAGTGATGGACGCTTAGCCATTTTCAATTACCTCAGTTTCAATTTCATTTGGATTTGGAGAACCTGACTGATAGAAATCAATTGCCAGATCCTCCATAGTATTGAAGTATTCTTCCTCTGTAAGATTTGTGTAAATTTTACGTCCCTTACAAAGGATATTATACTTAGTAGTCATCAGATCACGCGAGTCTTTTCGTGTCCAACGCGAATACGAGGATCACACCAAATCTCAAAACCTGCTTCTTTCGCGTCGAGACAGAATGAAACATCTTCTCCACACATATCCTGAACATCGCCAGAATCAAAGACTTGCATCTTTGGTGCAAACCAAGGATACTTCATCTCAGAATTCTCAAATACACCGTGCTTAATCAGTACCCATCCAAAACCAGTATAATCTACGGTGAATGGTTTACGACGCTTCGAGATGCTATCTACTGTTTCGTGATTCATGACTCCACCATTATTGCGGAAGTCATCTTCTTCGAGCCAATGTGCAACTGATGTAGTCACACCATCTTCGGTCGCATACCAACCTGCGGAGATATCTTTGTCCATGAGAACCAATTGCCAGAACTTCTCAGTATTGAAGACAATATCCGAGTCGATCCAAAGTTGCCAATCATAATTTAGTTTGCCATCCCAGGGAATCTGATCAGGTCCTCGCAGTACATTCGCCCCCAAACATTTGCATCTTGCAAAGTTTACCATGGAGGAATAGTCCTGCGAGATTTGAATACTTGCCCCAGACTGTACTAGATCAAAACAGAGTTGTACAAAACTTTTCAGATAAGTATAAGAAACTCCACGTCCTGGGAGACAGAATACGACTGACTTACCCCTGACCATTTCCCTGGCGAGATTATAATCCCACTCTTCTACGCTATTTCCGGCAACTGGTGCCTTTGCTTTTACTGTAAATCCTTTTGCCATAATTTCAAGTGATTACTAAAGTATCATACATCATTATATAGTGTTTGTCAATCTTCACGTTCTGTGAGAATTACATCATTTCCTTCGACTTTAAAACTAATCTCGGTATCTTCATACCATGAGAGTTCGTTTGCAATACTCTCTGGAATAATCACATAATAGTCTCCAGTAATTGGATCGACCTGTACGGACTCAAAAATTTCCCCGGAATTTTTCTTCATATAAGGTATTGTACTTTACTTTTTTCAAAATTATATAGTATTTTGAGGTTTTGGAGAATCTTTGTGGGTTTTGGAGGATCTTTGTGGGGCGCGGAATTTTTTGTGGAGAGTGATATATAGAGGTCGATCTGGGTCGTTTATAGATTGGAAGGGACCCATGGGCTTAAGGCGCCGACCCCCCCGGAACCATAAGGACTGCAAATACGAACGAATGGACCGATAAGGAGTGCTGATACGAACGAATAGGGGCGCTAAGTATAAACAACTGCGCCCCACTAACTAACACTAACTCAACTAAAGTAAGTGCCTACGATTACAGTGCCATCGTAGCAATACTTTATCAGAACTCCCGAAAAATAGGAGTCTGAAGCATACCCATTCCACCTCTTTTTGTCGAAAGGTGAATCATAATTAATCACCATAAAGTCTGCGACAGAATACCAAACACCCCGATACTTGAAGAACTCAGTTTCATCGAACTCATCGGCAGTAAGGTAATCAAACTGTTGGCGCAGTTTACTATACAAACTGCTGGTGTCGTGATAACCGAAACCGGGCAACCATTGCCCCATAGTGCATTCTCTGGGAGCGTAATTAGACTTGATTGTGAGATTTTCCATGGTAGGATTGTGATGGGAAAGTGTAGAGAATAGGGGATGGATTGCATCCCCTTAAGTGTAGATCAGTGGAAGGAATCGTAGGAGGTTTGAGGTGTTGGATCAAACCCATCGATTGCGACATTAACCGCAGCGGATGGTGACAATCCCTCTAGGTAGGATTCCAGCAGGGAATCTAATGCCCAACCGGCATCTGGGATTCCCAGTGCCCAGATCCCCATAGGGTGGTCCAGTTGGTAGGCATGGGCGGCATCCCACCAAGCACAGAAAGCGGGAGAGTCGAAGCAATTATCAGCGGTGAGAGCAGGCATGTCAGTGGTGTGTTTGACCCCCAAATCCTACATCACCGGGAACCCTGACGGAGGGTTCAAACCTTAAGAGAATCTGGAGAGTCTCAGTTACTATAAAGAACTAAAACAACACTGAATAATAACAATTAAACAACACTGAATAATAAGAATAATAAACTCCAAAACTATAAAGAATTAGACAGGACTGAATGTAAAGAATAAACCACACCACTGACAATAAGTTACATTCAATCCTGAGTAATTCTTTATAATCAAGAAAAAGTATAAAGAATTAAGAACTAGGTGTGATTCATTCTTAATTCTTTATATCTTACACTTCATACTTGTTCTTCATTCATTACACTATGCATGTGCATCTTATTAATAATAGTGTGACATGTATCCGCCACGCTATCATCATCTGTGCATTGCATGTGCATAACTAACGCATCATAGATTGCGTCCTGTTCGTGTGAATTGAGTGCGAGCATGTTCATAACTGCGAATGCCTGTTAGTGTGTGTGAGAATGTGTGCAGATGCCTGCGAATGCCTGTTAATGTGTGCGCATCTCGACGAGTTATGTGTGCGCATCTCGACGAGTTATGTGTGCGCATCTCGACGAGTTATGTGTGCGCATCTCGACGAGATTTTAATAATGATGCCGACTCATTGTACAGTTGGGATCATTGTACCAATCAGAATCCTCATAAGATTCTGTTACTTTAGGTGCCATCCGAAGCATTAGATCATCGGATAATTTGCACATTCCAGTTGTAACTAACTGGAGGATTTCATCGGGTGTTAGAAAGGTTTCCATGATCAGATCATCTCAATTAGGTGGAGAATAGATGTAACTTGAACCGGTGTTTGGTAGGTTAAAGGATCCTCCATCATAATACCACCGGGGCGAATTACCATAACCTCAAATGTATCCTGGTCGATGATACCGTAGAGACCGGAATCTTCAGGACCCGATACAACTGAGACTGCCCAACCATTGGGGAAAGTGTGACGTGCCTTAGTGCCACCCTTGATAGCGTGATCTGAGAAAGTGAGAGAGGAGAAGTTCATCGGAGCGGTGTGGTGTGAACTGAGAGAATCCTAGCATGGATTGGGGGGCATCTGCGCCCCCCTGGGAGAATCAATAACCTAACCAGGTTAGCAGTTCGCCAGTATCGACGCGGAAGGGTTTGGTTCCGTATTCTGTGCAGAAGTCTTCCCAGACCCCATGATCCTTAGCAGTCTGGCAAGCAGTAGACCAGCGGATGGTTCCGTTGTTTGGATCGGTGCAGGCGCTGAGCAGTTCGGGGAAAGTGGAGGATGCCATGGGGTGGTGTGGTTTGAACTGATGCCAGTATGGTCCCAAACGGTGCCCAGGTCAACCCTCCAAACCATAAGCATTGGTGATCAATCAAAGGGTTGCCAAGGGGTCCGGGTCCCGTGCTAGGATGAAGGCAGAATCTATTTTTTGGGATGTGCCAATTTTTGAGGTGTCCACTGCTGGGCGATTATGGGTCCGGCGGTGCTGTAGGATAAGGGGACAATCAGCAAAGACAGCAGTGGGGTAACTGCTTGATCAATCCATCGCCACCGAACCTGCGCTCAAATAATTGTAACAAATGAGTATAAAGAAAGGGGGCGGATTGTGCCCCCTTAAAGTATACTCAACCGATGATTGCGTTCACCTTTGCTTTCTTAGGAGAATGTGCAGGGAATGCTATCACAAACTCACGCTTTGCTAATTGACACAAACCGCAGGTGGCGCATGTTACCTTACCTGGAAAAAGTGCAGCGGGGCAGGTAACAACTTTCCGACCGTTAGTTGTTGTAAAGAACCGGCGGGATTCTTCAGAGTTAACAACTGCCATAGCGGGGATGTTATGCTCAGTCATCACTTTGTCCGCTTCGTCTACACTTTCTGTAGATGCGTTAACAGTAAACCCTAGGGCGTTACTATTCTGCAGGCAAATAACATTGTGATCGTTCAGAATGTGATGCGAATAGGTGAAACCTTTCCGCCCTTTGTTTGCACTAATTAACTGCTTGAGTTGAATATAATCAATGTTTCCGTCATTGTGAGGCAAATCGCCAGCAGTATTGTGGCGCCAAAGTACACCAAGGGGAACAATCTTGCGGAGTTGTAACAGAAACTCACTCCATGAAATACCTTTAGTTCCCTTGTTAAGTTGTGCCCACTGCATCCATTCTCTACCTTGTTTGGCATAGCATTCGCCACCAATAAAAGGGCAGGTTGGGGGGCAGGATGTGCCATCGGTGCGAGTGGTCGTGATGGGTCCGGTTTTGCCGTTGCCAGAGCGAGCGGTGATGGTGAGAGAGTAAACCATGATCGGTGTCGGTGGTGGTGACCCCTAAAGAATAGCACGGATGGGGGGCAATGGTGCCCCCCGACTGATCAGCGTTGCTTATGCAACCCAGAGTTTCTCCACGATCATACGCTCTACCATAGACTTGGCAAATTCGCCACAATCGTCACACTCTGTAACAGCAGCGATCTTATACTTAAGACCGCCTTTGTTGACCTTGAAAGTATAACGCCAGATTGCACTAGTAGTCAACAACAACTGGCGGCGCTTTGCCCATCCTTTTGTGGGAGCATCTACAAGGTCGTGGTATAGACGAATCATGGCGCGGTAGTCGTTACCTTGGTGGCGCAACTTGTTCAGTTCCGATACAAACAACTTGCCACCTTTAATGTGTGACTCTAAAGTTGCACCGAAAAACTCAACAAACTTAACCGACTTTTCCTCTTGATTGAGAACAACTGGCGCAACTTTTTGCACCATAACATCAGAAGCAATGCCCAACATTTGAGCAAGTTCTAACATTGTGCCTTCAACTTGGTTGCCGTTGATAACAAGTTGGATGGTGGCGTTAGTCATTTGTCTGGGGTGGTGGGCGGCGTCAGTGGTGCGCCGTTGAATGAATGATGCCACACCGGAACCGACCAGATCCAGCGACCTTGTGCCAGTGGTGAAACTGGTTTTTGCTGGCGGTTTTTGATCGGTGCCGTGGTATCCTAATAGGACAACCAGCACCAACGGCAGAAGGGTATCTGCCTGATCAATACATCGCCACCGCCCCTGCCATAAAATAATTATAACAATACATTAAGAAAAGTGGACCAGGCACCACCCCGATCCACAGCAACCCACTCACCTATGCTAGAATTATCTGTTGTCTTGCTCGCAGGGTGACTTTAACATTCAGCGACGGCAAACCCCTTCCGTCTTTATCTTATAATTGTACCATCCAAT